AAACGAGCGTTGGTTATGAAAACTTGATGTCATGTGATAGAATGTAAATCTGGTTAACAATCAGTGGTTGTAGTAATCTTGAAATGTTTTGGTTTTTTTTTCAATTTTTTTTTCAACGGAAAAATTTATGAAAATTTTAAAAATTGTGAAATTAAAAAAATTTTGTATTTTTTTTTCAATTTTTTTTTCAACGGAAAAATTTATGAAAATTTTAAAAATTGTGAAATTGAAAAAATTTTGTATTTTTTTTTCAATTTTTTTTCAACGGAAAAATTTATGAAAATTTCAAATTTTTTAAAAATTGAAAGTTTATTTTGTATCTTTTATTATTAATATAAAATGTCGTTTGTGCATTCGGACGAGTCCTATGAGAATTTGATGTTGTGTAAACATGTTGAAACTTCAGTATATGATTATTACATCAGCACAAAAGAAATCGCATACAAGAACACATTGTTATGTTATAATAATGTAAATATATACGAAGCTGAATGGAGATATGAGCGAGTGTGTGTGAAAGAGGTTGATACAGATGAAAATATATCGAATGAGTTGTTGGTGCTTTCAAAATGTATTCACCCGAAAATTGTTCAATTTTTAGGATTTCATAGAGGTTCGGCAAAAACAACTATATTGTTCGAATACATGGAAAATGGTAATTTACAAGAATATATGAAACACAACATGTTAACATATCAACATAAACTAAACATAATGTTAGACGTTGCGAAGGCGTTGCATTATTTACACAACAGGTATCCAGAAATAGTATTACACAGAGATATGAAACCATCTAACATACTGATAAACAAACACGGTGGGGCGAAACTGTCTGATTTCGGAATCTCAAAGATGGTGAAAAAGAAACAGGGTAACAACTACAATAGTCATTCTAGCGAAAAAGGAACATATATATGGATGTCTCCGGAGGTGTTGAGCGGTAATAATTATAACTGTTCCACGGATGTTTATTCATTTGGTTTAATAATGTACTACATATGGACTGGTACATTACCGTTTAGTGAGTTACAATTGAATACCGTTCAATTAATGTTTAAGAAAAATCAAGGGTCATTACAGTTAGCAAATATCGATAATTTTGAAGAGTTGAATAATTTGATTCAACAGTGTGTATTGTATCACTCCGTAGATCGTCCGAATACAGATAAAATAATCACCAAATTATTACAAATTATGGATGAACTATAAAATTTGAAAAAAATAAAATGAAAAAAGCTGTTACTGTTTGAATGGCATCTACAATGATTACAATGACACCACCCGGACCATATCACCCCCCATCCGTATACAGACGTCCAATTCGACCATATCGTCCCCCGTCAATGTTCATACATGAGAATATTCAAACATCATCTGTTAGGCGCATCAATTTCGATGAATATTGTGACGAAAATATTCACCTATCGGATAGGTTGAACAACACTCGCTTGAAATTGTTACCATGTGATGATGATAAATACGAGTGCTCCATATGTATGTCCAATGATACACCTTCTTTAAAAGGAAAATTATTGTGTGGACACACTTTTCACGAAAGTTGTATTAAACAATGGTTTCTACATTCGAAAAAAACATGTCCTTATTGCAGATGTGTTATTGATGTAAACTCGTTAATGTAATGAGCAAAACAAAAAAAAACAAAAACTTTATAAAGTAAAAAACATATTTTTTTTAGCGGTTACAAAAATGAATATGAGGGTGTGGTATAATATGATATGGTGTATTGCGATGTATAAAGATGGTATGGCGAATTGCGTGATGTATGATATAAAATGTAAGATATATGATTATTATGTTTTGTTGAACGTTTCGTTTATGTTAGAATATATACAATCATACGCTTTCAACTTGCCCACAGAATAACTTTTAGAACTATGTATAAAGAATGAAACGGGCGAAGATTGCTTATGTTTGTTTTCTTTGCACGCTCTAATTGTTGAAGAGTGAGTTGTTTTCAACTGAACAAAGTTGTTTTTGTGTTGTAACAACTGTCCTATAGAAATTCCTGTTACTGCCCCAACCAAAAATGATTTATGATGAATTAATTTATCCAGTCTGTTTTTAGTAATTACTGATAATAAAATTATTTTTAAATATCATTTTTTTACATCATTATAATAAGAATAATGAAGAGCAATGAAAAGAATTGTTATTATTACACCGAAGTTGTCTTGAAGAATAGAGAACTGGTGTTGATAGATGTTGCGATAGTGTTGACTATGGATCATAAAACATTAGAAGACGAGAATATCAAACAAATTATGGAGAGAGTTCCGACAAATCGATTGATCGTACAATTTAACAAAGGTTTTAAAAAATGTAACAAAAAACATTTGACAAAACAACAAAGCAATTATGATTTGTGTGACGCGACAGAAACCGCGTTAAAATATGCGTTTGGTGTTATGAAACTAGAGCATGTGTTAATATTGGAGGATGATGCGTATTTTGTGAAAAATATGGAAGACGAGTGGAAAAGTGTAAAAGATTTCATAAACAAAAACCGATTTACAGTCTATTCCTTGGGTAACTTTGGATATATAGTAAATCCTTTTAATATAATCTTCGGGGATAAAAAACATATCAAAGTATATGAATACGGTGGATCACATGCGTGTATATACAACAAAAGCTTTTTAAAATACTTTGACATGAATAAATGTTACCAAATTGACATATACTCGAAATATATTGAAAAAAGTTATGTGTATTATAAACCATTAGTAATTCAACATTTATTTGCATCTTCATCAAATTATCAATCATGGCCAGTTTCTGGTAAAATACTTTTTTATATTTTAAGGAATATTTGTGGTATGTTCAAACAATATCCGCCTGAATACAAAGATTTTAGAAGGTTAAACTACATAACAAGCACAGTAAGTTTGTTGACATTATTCGTAATCATTTTAATTTTAATACATGGTTCAATTGTTTTTTCACGGAATCGATCGTTTAAAACGCTGACTTAAACATGTAAATCATAATGGAAATACATTATGGAACGACGATAAGGGTGGTTTAGTTCTAAAAATCTTCATTGTAAAATCTGATGAAATCATCGATTGTATCAAATGGATACAAATCGTTGTTGGACGAATATTTAACACGCTTGCGGAGGCGGGTACACGGGGTGTTGAAGGGTACAAAAGATGTGTCATCGTATTCCTCATAATCGTTATTCAGAGTTTTTCTTAATGATTTGAAATCTATCATCGGTGGACGTGGGATGCAAACAGTTAGATTGTATATATTCATTCTTAATCTAAAGTATTGATAATAAATTTCAATTTTTATATGAAATAATAATGAGAAAATATAACACAATCCACAATAAAATAAAGGAACCGTGGCATATAGGGGAGAAAGTTTAATAGATAACAAATACTCGGATATTTAATTAAGAAAATACTGATAATAGATTAAAATATGCCCAAGTCACTTGTTTGTATGGTCTTGACTTCACATGTTAATGATAACATTGATAGAATATTGGAAGAATTAACAAATCAATGGTTTGATTTAAACAGTACTGCTCGTACTTGGACGATAATATTGTTGAACAGACAAGAATCATCAATCATTTCACTCAAAAAGATAATAGATAAGATACCAAACTGTTCGAGTAATGTGTTTGAAATGAGTAATTTTAGTGAGACATGGTCGGAAACACAAATTACGAACGAAGTGTTCAAAGTATTGCCCAGAAGGGTGATAAAGGACAAGATGTATATTGTGACAGACGAACATTCGATAAAAAAAGAAATCTATCCGACAAATAAAACCATTAAATATATATATGGGTTATGGGACTCTATGGACAATATGCCTTTATTCATGAAACAGTTGAAAAAGAACACCGAAGAGAAGTGTCCGTTGATGCGCGTTGATTTATTGAACAAGAATGATATAATGGAGATGATAGATAGAGATGTGTGGGATATGTTAAATATGAAAATTAAAAGAAAGGTTGTGATAGCTGATTTATCTAGGTATTATTTGATGTGGAAGGAAGGTGGTTTTTATTTGGATTTGGATGTGCGGGTGAATCAAAATTTGAGTGATGTGGTTAAGTTAAGTTTGAAAAACAATGAGAACATTATTTTGTTCACAGAACACGATAGCTGTAACCCGATGTATATGGGCCAACGGGAGGACAAGAACTATACACATAGAATATACAATTGTATGTTTTGGTCAAAAGAGAACGAAACCTTTTGGAAAGAGTGTATAGATTTGACAATCGAAAGATGCAAAATGTTGATTTCAGAGAACACAGAAATAACCGATGATGATGTTATTTGGGTATCTGGTCCGGATGTAATCACAACAGTGTACAACAAAAAATACAAAAATGCTAAGAAGGTCAAGGTGTATGATGGTACGGCTAGTAGAAAGATATTAACACATTTAAATGGTGGTACATGGAGAAATAAAAAGGATTATAAAAACTGATAAAATATATATAATTATTTATACATAATTATTAAACTAAATATATATTAATATCATGAATAAAGTACCGGCACTTATTGACACGATACCCAAGAGTTTCAAACATAACTCAATGTTACAAATTCAAAGAAAAAAAAACTTTCTGTATGTTGCGAAAAAAAAAATTTTCACGGACAAAACAAACATAAAAGAAGAAGAAAGTCGTGTGGTAATTGATAGTTATGTAGAGTGGTATGATATTAAAAATAAGAAGATGAGGAGAAAAAGATTTTTACAAGTGTATGATTGTGAAGATCAAGAATGTGAAATGTTGTAATTCGATAAAAAGCGAATGGGTTAGGGTGTTATATATATATCCATGTTGTAATAAATGGATACCTTAACATTATACGATTGTAGTCTAGATAGAATACGATTAGGCGATAAAAACGATGGTGGGTATGTTATATTTGATGATCTATCGTATGATGGTTTTATAAGTGGGGGGATTGAGTACACCAACACATTTGAAAATGAGTTCATAGAAAAATATGGAACACACTGTTTTGCATTTGATTATTCGATTGCGGAATTACCTGAAAAGAATGATAGAATTACATTCAAAAAAATAAAAATCAATAATGTGGATAATTTATCCAATTACATTGATTTGTACGATAATTGTTTTGTTAAAATGGATATTGAAGGTTCTGAATGGGATTGGTTATCATCGTTGTCTAAGTCCACATTAAGCAAAATATCACAAATGGTGATAGAATTTCATTTTTTGTTACAAATCGATGAAGATGCCACATCGTTACTTAACGTATTTATGAAACGGATGCAAATAATTGATAAATTAAACGAAACCCATGTGATGTGTCATATTCATGCTAATAACTTTTCTCAGAATATGAAGTTTAATGATAATACACTTCCTAGTGTAATTGAATGCACATTTTTGAATAAAAAGGTGTTTGTGGAGAATCCAAGTTATTTATTGTTTGAAAATCTAAGAAGTATACCAACTGTGTATGATGCGCCGAACTGTGATAAAATAGACGATACCACAAGTATTTTAAACTATCCTCCTTTTGTAAATTCACAATTTAAATTGATTCGTTTTTAAAAATCGAATGTGACAATATATATATATATTATAAATAAATGAAGTCGAAGGCAATACTTTTTGGGATAAACTACGTGTATACACCATCATCTCGTTTACGAGGTTGTGTGAATGATGTGAGAAATATGGGTAAGTATCTTACAGAAACCGGACAATATGACGTTGTGAAAATATATACGGACGAGGATAATGAGGAAAATACAAGAGGTCATTCGATAATAAACAAACTTTATAAATTGGCATTGGATTCTCATCGTTATAAGTTAAAAAAAGTATGGATTCATTTCAGTGGTCACGGTTGTGGAATCGACGATAAAAGTGGGGATGAATCAGACGGAAAGGACGAATGTATATTACCGTCCGATTATCAAAGATCCGGTGTGATCACGGATGATTTGATAAAAAGGGTATTACGCCATTTTCACAAGAACACCATTGTCACATGCGTTTTCGATTGTTGTCATTCTGGTACAATTGGTGATTTGAAATATGTATACAAAAATAATGAAAAGTGTCCGGAAAAAATCAACAAATTGTCCAAGTGTCAAGCAAACATTTGTTTGATTTCTGGATGTATGGATAACCAAACATCTGCAGACGCTTATAATGTGCAAGGAAAAAGACAATTTTCGGGTGCGATGACATCTTGTTTATTGATGGTATTAAAGCAAGATAAAAATATTCATAATGTTTTAAAGAATTTGAGACAACTTCTCCAACAAAAAAGTTTCACTCAATACCCAATATTATCATCTAGTTTTATTGTGCCCAACAATTATTGTTTACAATAAATAAAACACTATAGGAAACATATTTGACAAAAAGAGTTTAATAACAAATGCTAAATATAAATTTTACAATTTACTTCGATACAAAATATTTCGCATTTTGTCATCTATGATTTGATAAGCCAAATCATAAATTAACATAGTATTAGATTGGTTGTTAGATATTTTGAAACAAAGTTCATTAATTTTTTTGTTTGTCGATAGAGCATTTTTATTATACTTTTTTATTTGTTCTCTTGCAATTTTTTGCAATAAAATGCGAGTATCGCCTTCTGCAAATTTACAACAAGTTAAGAAATCTCTGTGTCCAAAACCGGATTCGTGCATTATCGCATAACTTCCGATTTCATTTTGAAGAGCGTGAACATGTTTGATTGAATCGTCCACACATTTTATTTTCGCGATTGCAATATCGTTAATGAGTTCGTTATTTGGTAACTGTTTGGATCTCAAATATTGGCACAATTTGATTTCGCATATTTTCGCAAATTTGTCACACACTTCATAGTTGATTTGATTGTTTTTGAATATTTCATGAATATGTGGTATGGTAATAAGTTTTTGTGATCCGTCTTTGGTCCAACAAGATTTGGATTCCGCATATTTTCTTGTATTTTCAAACAGTCGATTACGAAACTCCAGTGCGGCTTGTGCGACACACAATCTTCCTGAAAACAATTGTTGTCCAACGATATTGAACGAATTGATATTACCTTTCATATAAACATTGTCATCGTCCATAATATCAATGTATTTGTTCAATAAAGCGGTTTTAGGAACACGAAAATCTTTGAACATTATTGTGGCGTTGTCTAAATCGTTACCCACCGTCTTTTTTCCCATATCCCACACACTAATACCAGGTAACAGTGTACCATTTTCTCGTAAAGTAACGAAAAACCCTTGAACACCGTATTGTTTGTTGTTCACAACGAGGGTTGCTATGATGACCGCTTTGTCAGCGACTAAACCTTGTGAGATCCAGTTTTTTGCGGATTCCATGGTGGGAGAGTTAATCACGAATTGTTTAGTGTCATTGTCCCATTTGGCGCTGAGGTTGATAACCAATCCGGAATGAACACCTGCAAATGTTTCGGTTAGACAGAAACAACCCAATAGACCGCGCTCCTGTACATCATGTAACTCCTCGATATGGTGTTGGGTACCTAATACCAAAATAGTACCTGAAAAAAGATTATATTGAACGGTAAAGCGTACCCAAAACCCTGTTCCAATATCGAGAGAAGACGATGCGACGATACGATGTGCTAGAAAAAACTTTTCTGGATTGGAATATAAATCTGTGAAAAGTAATATTTTGGATTTGATTAACTCTCTCATTTGTTGAGAAGAGTTCTCATCATTTGAATAATTATTTAATTTAGATTTAAAAAATTTCGTAAACATTTTAAAATCCATTAAAAATCTTTTAATAATTATATAATTTATTTATTCTAAACGTTTATATAAGTTTATTACTTTATTAATTGCAAAATTACTCAATACATAAGTGAAGTAAACCCCGAAACTATACAGTCCAACAAACAGAACTTGATGAATATAGTACTCTTTAATTACTGAATAATAATGCACGAAGTAATAGATCAATCCCAATCGATAGTAACCGTAAACCAAAGCTTCAATGGTGTTCGCTACAGCTAATAGAACGGGGTCGTTTGTCAATTTAGATAAATAATAATACCCGAACAACGCCAAATTGGAAAATTCAAGATCTCGAAAAATGGTAACAGTCAAGTAATAAGTATCCGGATTTGTCATCATAAGAAAAAATATACTTACCATATGATGAAAAGAATATACAACCCGTTCCGAGTAAGTGTAGTATTTCGTATATACTATATTCATAATATCGTTGGTATAATAACCCAGTGTGTTTACGATCGCCATTGGATGCATATTGTTGTTCAAGAAGTAGACAGAGGATACATTATGCAACAGACCAGTGAAATGAAGTGGTTTGGTAGAAACGAAAAAGGAAACAATATTGGTTAGAGAAGTCCAACAAGATAACGATAAAAAGTACGATTTTAACATTTTAGATTAAATATGTATAGTCATTGTTTAAATAAATTAGTAATTGTAGATACTAAATTGATATTGAATAAGTATCAACATGAACAAACAGAAGAGTATGACGCCAATTGAATGACAAAATTTAAGAAAACATTGGTCTTTGAATTTTTCGTTTTCGTTTTCGTGTCCGATTGTTGATGCACCAGTGGTGTCACTGATTTGTTCGAGATCTGTGTATGTGGTGGACATGGTTGTATGAATTAAATGATAAAATAATCTTTCAAATTTTTATTTTTATGTCATGAACAAAACAACTTCATGAGTTCGAGGTGATTTCTTTTGGAAAGAAGCGTGTAAGCACGTCGGGATCGAAGCAGGTCAATGTAAATGAATAGTTCGAGACAACGCTGTGGAACATACCGCGATGAAATCCATTTCCTCGTCTTCTTCGTCTGGATAGTTCAACCGGATACCAATGTTCTCTATGTTGTCCCCACTGAATCCCTCATACCAGAGCATGGTATTCCCGAAAGTTTTGATAGGTCGCATAATTTGTTTCAACCTAGAACTGCCTACCTTAACATCTTTGTATTTGTCTTCGATGAATTGGAAATATTTGGTATGGAAATCTTCAACCCTACCGATAACTTTGTTGTAAATATCATCAATCAATCGTTTTTCCCATTAACCGTTACCGACATGAACACCCACTAACTTGTCATTTCGAGTATTTTAAGGAGGGACAAAAAAAATAAAAGTTAATATTAATTTGATAGTGAAAAATATTTTCAGATATAGAAATATGAAAAAACAAATAGAAATAATATATATTCAATTTTAAAATTCGTTAAAATATACAAAACAGACGGATGCTGGACAATGATCCCCTAAAAAAGGTAATCATACTTATCCTGTAACTCCCTTTCCATTATTACCCAATCTCTATATTTGATATAATCATTGTATCTATATTTTTCTCGTGTGTAATTATATACAATATCGGCATAATTATTTGTTTTTGCCGTAAATATTATATTAGAATTATGTTTCACTTCGATTTTAACAAACGGATTTACATCTAACATATCATCAATTGTATATAAATATGAATATTCATATGGAGGAGTCCAGCCTGGATTAAAAAAAATAGAATCTTCTGTTGTCACAACGTTTTGAGGTTTTTTAATGGTTATTACAATTTTATAACTGGAATCATCGTTAGTAATGTTTGATCCCCATAGTTTTTGCCATAACGGAACCATATTTTCATCACGATATTCATATATATTTTTTATAAAAAATAAGAATTTGTGAGTAAAACCCTGGATATTATCCCTATAAAATGTAATGATATCTGCTAGATTTACAGGTCCTATATTAACTTCTGTATTATTAGGAATATTTGCATAATTATTGAACGAAGTAAGAACATGTGTTATTCCAGATTCAACACCAATGTATAAATAGACGTTATTGAATATCATATTTATTTTACCTAAATTATTCAAAGGAAATCTAATATTTTCTAATTCTACATCATGTAATTCTTCTGTAGTACCCTCCTTTAGCATAAAGAAAAACCAATGATAATAGTAGTCGTCATTATACAAATTTATATAATTAAAGTCATAAGGTGAGTCTGCATACATATATCTATCCGCATAATTTAGAGTTGTTGTACGGTAATATAAAGGTTTTGTCGAATAATTAATATTTTTTGGTCTTATTGAAAATGATTGATAATATATTCTATACATTCTATCATTATAATCACCTAATTTGTAGTAAGTAGATGAACTCTTTGCGAAATAATCATCAACAGGGTACGCATCTTTTACACTGTAAATTGACCCTTTCCATGGTTCGATTACAAATTCACAATAAGTATCTGGTGTTGTTACAAGAGTTAAAGAGTATTGTTGAGAGTTATGTGCAGAAAGATATTTTCCATCAAATAGAATATAGAAAGTATTATTTCCATTGGCTTTCTCTAAACTAATTTGGTATTGAGGTAATCGGAAATCGATTCCATAATCATAGACTCTCATTGTTGGATTAATTTGTTGGTATACATATGGGGATACGTTACCTATTTTACTTAATCGTATAGAGGGTAATCCATCATTCGTTAAGTTTGTTTCCGCGTGTACTAGTTGGATATTGTGTTCATCATCCAATCTTCCTAACAAACCACCATTTGGTAAAATCATTTCCAATAATTCTTCACTATCATATTGATAATCTAGTGTTGTTTCATCGAAATTACTACTTGATATAGTTCCATAATATTGATACACCTTTTCAATCTTAAAGTAATATATTGTTCCTACCAACAAATTAGATACATTGATCGATGTACTTCCAGATGAAAGCGACAAAGAATTATCCTCGCTACCACTCGATATTCCGTAAAACAATGTGATTGTCGGTGTTACAGACGGATTTCCGTTATTTCCTAAACTATAGTTAATTGTCATATAGTCGTATGATACACCTGTTGCGGAGGTAATCGAAGGTGTTGTCGGTGCGGTTGCGGTGAAAGTATCAATTGTAATTATTTTTTGAAGACCGTACTCATTTTGATAGGTACCTGTTAATGTGTATATTCCTGCTCCATTGAATGATGCTGGAGACATTACAACAGACACTTCGGTTGTATTACTCCCTAATGTTCGTGAAAATTGATATATTGGATTCGCTAATAAATTGATACCCGTGAAACTACCTCCAGATATTGTCGGTTGTGTATTGGTTGTGGTATCTGATGTAATACTTCTTGTGAACCCTTGTGTATTTGTTTGGGTTGCTATACAATATATACTTCCAAAATGAGAAGCAGTCATCGTAAAACTTGATGAAGTCGCACCTGATATTGGTGAACCATTTTGATACCACCGATACGTTGTTAAACCAGAAGTGAAAGTAATTGTAGTTCCCGATACCGATACACTTGTTGATAGTGTTGAACCACCCGTAAAACTAACCGATAAATTGATATCAGCAGTTAGAGATGCTGTGTACCCATAGGAATCCTTTATTGACACAGATGTTGATTTGTTTCCACCTGTATCACTTGCTGCGAAGGTAACATATACTTTGTTTCCTGTTATACTTATAGAAGAGCCTCCAGATATATGTGGTGTACCCGTTATATTCCATAATCCATTAACATAACTTACGGATACAGTAAAGTAAAATCTCAACGATGATCCCGAAACATGTATAAAAGAAGATGTAGTAAATGATACACTGGGGTTGTTAATATAAAATGTATTTGATGTTTGTGTTGCATACAACCCCAATTGATCCGTCAATTTAATTTGAAAAGCATGAGTTCCCACCGTTAAAATATTGGTGCTTATTGATGTATGTGTTCCAAATCCTGTTGTTGGTAATTTACCGTATAAACTATTATCTTCTAATTTATAAGTTCCATTAGCATTTACATTTGAAATACCAATATTAAATGTTCGATTTCCGTTAGGACTTATTGTACCAATATTGAAACTTGGACTTATTATGGTTATTGTGTTCGAGTCAGCGGATGACTGTTCGTAAACATTCTTTGCTCTAACCTTCCAGATTCCAATACTATCTGTTTGTATTGAGTAATAAGTATTGGTATTATTCTGTATTATTGCAGAATCTTTCTGCAATTCAAAAGTTATTGTGCTTAATTTATCATCAATTGAATTATTCGTGTGAGTCCAAGTTAATTGTTTTGATCCATAATTGATGTTCAAAGATGGTGCATTGGTTGGTGCACTAAATGTAAACGGAGTTAATTCTAAAGTCTGTGACATTTCAAAAGTACTTACTTCAAAGTGATTACTTATAACATTAATATAATGACTATCTGTTTTTTTGCTTGTTTCATCTACTCTTAATATTCCACTATTTCCATAACTTGGTATAGATGACAAACTTAAATCATATGTTTTGGTTGATTGGTCAGGAGTAGATTGACTCATATCCTGTGTTATCCCCGTATCTACCTCTCCCGTATATCCGTTTATACTCACTAGGAACTTGATTTTTTTTTCTGAACTAGACCAATCAGCAACATATGTGTTATGAGGAACAAAGGTTATTGTTATCGTGTTCTCATTCTTAACAACAACACTGTTTATAACGACATTTCTTATAGTAGCTATATTTTGTCCACCAGTTACCTCTATATTTTCCACAATCGTTCCTGTTCTTGTATTTGTAAAAGTCCCTAACACCGTATAAAAGTTACCAGCACTTAATCCCGTAAAATATCCTAAATCCAAAGGTAAAAATGCTGGTAGTGTTATCCTTGTCGGTATTGTACTTACTACTGTACCACCCACATCATCGTCTTCATACAGATTAAACACGACATCATATTCGAATGTATATCCGTTATTATGAGACAGTAATGTCAATTCCATACCGATATCTTGTCCTGAACTCATTGCCGCACCGATAGTTATTGCTCCATTTTCATCCAATTGACTCTTTACCAAACTATCCAACGAAAGACTTCCAAACAGTATATTTGAACCGGCGTTTACATCACCCTCCGTACTGTACACATCCGTCATGAAATTTATTGCTGTTGCGCTGTTCAACTCCAAAATAGGTTCAGAACCACCTATCGTAACATCCGTAGTCGTCAATTTATTTGTTAATATTTTGTTTCCAATATAAGTGCCTAAAGTATCAATACCAGTTCTCGTGTCTGAAGGTGGTGCAGTATCTGGACTCAATGTGACGGGTGTGTGAGAAACAGGCGTGTTGATAACCTTATATATGTAGTTACTCAACGAATACGCAGTGCCTTGGTGGTTATAAATAATGTTCGAAGAGTTTGAAAGATTCAACAGTTGTACATTGGTTGCTGTGGACAAATTAATGAAATGAACATTATTGTTAATATGCGAATGTGTGGAGAATATTCCCGATGTATGAATCTCGTCCACTATTAACTCGGATGTATTAGTTGTCAAATCTATTTTTGTATTGTCAGGTTCATCCACATCACCTGTCCATGTGTTATGTATGACGGAACTTATACCGGATGAAACAATAGCCGTATCGAATACAACTTTCCTAATGTATTCGTCAAACGGCACATAATTAATTAAAATATTATTGGTCGATAACTTTATTTGGGTGTTCGTCTCTAAAACTAAATCACTTTCCGATCGCAAATGAACCACATCAATTTCTTTATTTATTATATTACTCGTCATACCACCTCTTTAAAAAATAAAAATGATTTTATTTTTTTGAAATTATTTTCTAAATTT